GTTCACTGAGTCGGCAGCATCAGCTGTCATTCAGCAAGAGAACTTGAAATTCGTCGATTCCGGTGTTGTCGACGCGAAGTTGGCACCCGGCCTCGGACCGTTCCAGCCTGATAGTGATGATGTGGCTGGCCTCGCGACCTTCCTCAACAGGCCCGTTCTCATCAACTCTTTCGACTGGTTGGAGTCCAATGTCGTGACGGAGCAGACCAGTTTCTCTCCGTGGACCCTGTACTTCAGCGACCCCGGGGTTCGGAAGAAGTTGGACAACTACTCGCGGATTCGATGCAAGCTCCATGTGAAGTTTGTATACAACGCGTCCCCGTTCTATTTCGGGTCGATGCGGGTGTGCTACTTCCCACTCCGAGCTAAGCATGTCATCGACGATGCAGGCGATCAGATGCGCGTGTCACAGGCCCCTGGTCTGTACATCGAGCCGCAGCGCGGCACCACCTCCTCCATGGAGCTGCCGTTGTGTGGCCAGGTGTGTGGGCCGACCTGCGGAACATGGCTGACATGACGGCGATGGGGTCTATGCATTACGTCCGTTTCGCCGCCCTGCGGTCAGCGAACGGAGTGAGTTCTGCAAAAGTCAGAATCTCGTGCTATGCTTGGGCCACGGGTGTGGAACTGGCAGGCCCGACGACTTTCGCTGTCCAGGCGAGTGAGTACGATGAAATGGGCCCTGTGTCTGGGCCTGCCAGTGCTGTGGCAGCGGCGGCAGGCGCGCTCTCTGATGCGCCTGTCATTGGCCCGATGGCCACTGCAGCCGAAATCGGGGCTCGGGCAGTGTCTAACATCGCGCGCGTTTTCGGATTTTCCAACCCGCCTGTGATTGACGACGTGGCCCTTGTGGCCCCTAAGTCATTCCATGCGTTTGCGAACGTCGATACGCGCCTTCCCATCGACAAGCTGACCGTGGACCCGAAGAATGAGGTCACCATGGACAACACAGTGACTGGGTACAGCGCGGATGATGAGCTGACCATGTCGAGTTTACTTGGCCGTGAAAGCTTTCTCACTGGAACGAGCTGGACGCAAGTTCAGCTCGAGGGTGCTCAGCTGTTCGCTGCCGCAGTTCACCCGGCGTATTGCTTCCAGTCTGTCGATGCCAACCACTCGCGCTACGCCTGGACGCCCGCCGCGTACTTTTCGCAGTTCTTCAACTACTGGCGTGGCGGAGTCACTTACCGGTTCAAGTTTATCAAGTCGCGCTACCACACCGGTCGCGTCATGATATCCTGGGACCCGCAGGGGCAGCCCGGGGCTGACGCGGAGACACTCACGCTGTCACGATTGGTTGA